AACGAATCTTATCAGAAAGATAAGTTTATGGTTGACTTACTAAACACACGCATTAAAGAAATGCTAGGTGAAGGCAAGATGCCAATGAAAACTGTTAACGGTAAGAAAGTTCCAGCATTCGCGGCAGACGGTAAAGTTTCTAAGAACAAGAAAACCAAAGAAGGGCTTGATCCAGTTGGCAAAGAAGATGATGATGTTAACAATGATGGTAAGAAAAATAAAAGTGATGACTACTTAACAAAACGTCGTGCCGCAGTGGCAAAAGCCATTGCCAGTAAGAAAGGTACTAAAGTCAAAGAAGGCAAAGCCAGTGCGGCTGAGATGGCCCACCATCACGCAATGGAATACGCAAAACATCACAAGATGGGCAATTTAGAAATGGCGCAACATCACCGTGATGCTTGCGAGTCATGCGGTGGCAAAGTAACTCACAGTGACATGGGTGAAGCATTCCACTCACATCAGGGCATGAACAACGGGCAACCATACAAGTGCGAAGAAGGCGTTGGCATGGCAGGAGTAGGTGCCGGTCTTGGTGCCTTACTTGGACCAGTAGGAGCGGTGGCAGGTGGCGCAATGGGTGCCGCCATGGAAGGTAAAAAATTATCTGCTAAACAAAAGAAAGTTATGGACAAAGACCATGACGACGACATCGACGCAAAAGATTTAGCAAAATTGAGAAAAGAAAATATGTCTAGAAAACAAAAAGCAGGTATTACTGAATCAATTGCTCGCTACATCACAGAAGATGAAGAAGGCAAAGCAAAATCAATCACAGCCGGTCTTGATATGGTCAATGACTTTACAAGCTGGATGCAACGTATTGCTACGTATCAAACAAAATCAATGATTGAATTAAGTGATGAGATCCGTGCCCACTTCGGTGATGCAGAAGCACAACGTTTCAAACAAGAAACTTATGCGGCTTTAGAGCAATCATTAACAGCATTAACACAAAGTCGTGAACAGTTAAGCAACGCTGTTGCTGTTCTAGCAGGCGAAGCTCCTGCGCAAGAGCCTATGGGTTCAGATCCAATGGCAAGCCCAGATGATATGTCCATGCAAGAGCCAGGAATGGAAGAGCCAGAAGCACTACCAGCACCGGACGAGTTTGCCAGTGCCGATGCGGCCGCAGGCGGACCAGAAACTACAGGACGTATGAAGCGTGAAAGCATTGAGCGTGGTAATCGCTTGATGAAAATCTTAGGCGCATAAATGAGGTTACTAGAGTTTTCAAACACCGTAGCAGACGATGTCGAAACGGTGTTGCGTAACCTTCAAGGCCAAGTTGACTCTCGTCCAGAAATAGGCGCACCTCCTCCGATTACATATCAAGAACTAAGCTCATTGTTAAATCCCTTAGGATATGGTGATATGGACTACAGAGCGTTTGATGCTATCGTAAAACAAATTAAAAAAACCAGTCCTGACACATTTGATGAGCTAGTTAGTAACTACGATGAAACTGGTGTTACCTTAAACACTAAAGCAGAAGATCCTAAAGCACAATTAACAACTACAGGGTCCAGTGGTAAAAGCGTTGACCAAATGGCACATAATGTAGTTTCCAAAGAGTTGTCCTAACTCGAAAAAGGTAGTATAATTAGTTGTATATGACTACAACTATAATTAATCCGCCCGCATTCGTAGAACGTTTTCAATACAAATCTTGTAAACAAATTAACGATCCAGTTACACGTAAACGTGTATATCTTACTCCAGACGGAGAACAACTTCCGTCTGTTACAACAATCCTTAGTGCAACAAAAGATATGACCGCTCTTAACGAGTGGAGAGATCGTATCGGACACGCAAAGGCTCAGGCTATTACAACCGAAGCCGCAGGTGTTGGTACTGCAATGCACAATAATCTAGAAAGATTTATTGCAGGCATAGAACGACAGCCAGGCAACAATGCAGTTCATGTACAAGCACATAAAATGGCAGATGTTATTATTGAAAAAGGACTTGCCGATGTTAATGAAGTTTGGGCAATTGAACAAAGTTTATACTATCCGGGATTATATTCAGGTACTACTGACTTAGTCGGAGTATACAAAGAAAACCCGTCAGTAATGGATTATAAACAGACAAACAAGCCTAAAAAAGAAGAATGGATTGACGATTATAAAATTCAGTTAGTAGCATACATTCTAGCACATAACGCTGTTTACAAAACAGATATCCGTGAAGGACATGTATTCATGTGTTCTAGAGATTTTCAATACCAACAATTTGACCTATGGCCAAGCGACTTTGCCAAGTACGAAGACATGTGGTTAGCTAAAGTAGAAGAATACTATACCACAGGCATGCAAGGTTTTAAACAGCTTTTAACACAATGACATACGCTATAGTATCTATTCATACTCCAAATTTTAAAGAACTATCCGACGTTACTTGGCCAAACAAGGTTGAATATGCTAATCGACATAGTTATAAGTCACAAGCAAAAACAGATGGTTTTTTACTAGAACATGCTAGTGGAGAAAAGATTCCTTTTATTAGAGAATATTTAAAAGCAAATCCTGATGTCGAGTGGGTATGGTGGTTAGATACTGACACGCTCATTACTAACTATACAAAGAAAATAGAAGAATTCTTAGATAACGATTATCACTTTATTATTACTACAGATAACAATGGCATCAATGCTGGAAGTTTCTTTGTACGTAATAGTCCAGAAAGTTTAGCATACCTAGATTATATGTTGGAGCAATACCCAACATTTAAAGAACAGCATGGATTTTTTGCTGAACAAGAATGTATGGTCGCTACATATAAAATGCCCGAGTGGCAACCGTTAATTAAAATTATTCCACAGAAGCTGATCAATGCGTACGATGTGTGGCCAAATACTTGGATAGACTTTAGCACATTTGCTTCGTGGGAGCCGGGCGACTTTGTAGTACACTGGCCAGGATCAACAATGGAAACTAGGTTAACTAGACACATACCTTTTTATCGAGATAAGATTATAAAATGACAATAAGTTTTGGACACGAAACACGAAAGCAATGGATTGGTGAAATTGCTAGACGTACAGACGGCAAAGTATATCAAGGTCCTTTCAAAGGAATGAAACTCATACACGAAGCAAATTGGGGTGACGGCGATACAGCCAGCAAGTTCTTAGGTATGTATGAGGATGAGCTACATCCTTACGTAGAACAGGCTCTTGCTACAAATCCAGATTTAATTATCAACTTTGGTTGCGCCGAAGGATACTACGGCATTGGATGTGCCCTGCGCACAGGTAGTCCTGCTATATTAATAGACATCGATCTAGTAACATTGGGACTAGCAGAGCAAAATGCTAAAATTAATGAAGTTAGCAACATTGAATTTACTACAGATAATAGTATCACAAACTTTCAAAAAATCTTAGATAAAGCAAATAACCCATTTGTAGTTATGGATTGCGAGGGATTTGAAGACACTATTCTCAACGTCGATCTTGTACCAGCATTGGCTAAAACTACACTATTAGTTGAAAGTCATGATTGTAACATTCCTGGGTTAACTGAAAAACTAATTAAAAGACTATCAGAAACGCATAATATTGTTAAAATCAAACAAGGTGCTAAAAATCCTTATATTGATGTTATCGATGATATAAGTGAGGAATTCAAATGGTTGCTAGTTTGCGAATTTAGGCCAGGTACAATGTACTGGATATACTTAGTACCTAAAACTTGAAACCCAGATAAATATCCTTACAAAGAGGATATTTACATGGCTGTTTTACAAATAAGCAAGATACAAGTACGTCGTGGACAAAAATCACAAACAGGAATTCCTTCATTATCTGCAGGTGAGTTTGCCTGGGCAGTTGATTCACAGGAACTATACATTGGTAACGGTTCAGTATCAGAAGGTGCTCCTGCTGTTGGAAATACCCGTTTATTAACTGAATTAGATGCAAATAACATTTTTAAACTTGCATCAACATACATCTACAGAGATTACGACGGCAGTCCTATACAAACTGGTATTGATGCTAATAATCCTGTACGCAGAACATTACAATCTAAATTAGATGATTTTGTTAGCTTATCTGATTTCGGAGTAACTGGTGACGGTGTTACTAACGATACTAAAGCATTTCAAACAGCAGTAGATCAAACATTCCTAAACACATCAGAAAAGAATACCCCTAACAGCAGGAAAAAATTGCGCATCCCTGCTGGAACATATCTAATCACCGGGACAATTTATGTTCCTAGCTATGCTACATTAGAAGGCGATGGCATAGATAGAGTAATCATAAAACAGTCTACCTCTAGTACTGCTATATTCCAAACAATTGATTTTGGTTCAACTCCTACTAATAAAATAATATATCCTAATATTCAATCGGGCTTAAATCACCAACCTAGATTAATAAAAATGTCTGGAATGACTCTAAGATATGCATTATCAAATCAACAAGGCGAAGGCCCGATGATTGCGGTCGATTGCGCAAAAGACATAGATATTTCTGAAATTAAAATACTCGGCCTTGCAACAAGCCCTACTAGTGATACACAGCAAGGTATACTATTAAGAGGTGAAGGTGCATTAACTACAGAAGACGTAACTATTAAAGACTGTAAATTTGAAAATATTAATATTGCAATACAAAGCGACTTTGACGTAGAAGATGTTAAAATCTCTAATACAGAATTTAAGACATTATATCGAGGTATAGAATTTAATACTGCACTAACTGGTGTGACTCCGAAAAAATACGGACCAAGAAAAGTAGTAGTAAAGGACAGCAATTTTGATAATGTGTATGCGGAAGCTGTTTACATTGGTCCTAACGCTTCAAATGAGTCTACACAATTTGTCAGTGAAGGTAATCGCTACAACAATGTAGGAAATAGATTAAGTTTAGACAGTGACCAGGATCAATATTATTCACCATTGAGTTTTTATACACCAAATAATCAAAGTATTAATGATTGGTTCAGTCGAACAGACGCAAATGATTCTGGACTACCTGGAACATCTCTCCCAGAGATTGAAGGTCACGGCCGTTTATCACCAAATATAGCAAACTCTATGAGTTTAGCTGTGGTAAGTTTTAATCAGCCAATTCTTACGGTATCAAAGGTACCTACCATTGATCAAACAATTAGCATTGACTATGTTGCCCAACAACCGAGTGTTAATAATACTCGAGCTGGTAGATTACAGGTGTTAGCAGGAAACTATACTGCTACGATTTATGACAGCTACCAATACGCAGGTACCAATGCTGTAATTAATACTTTAGAATTTTTTGTATCATTAAATACAGGTACAAATTATTTAGAAATCAGTGCTTACAATCCATCAGGAAGTGTAGTCACAAATTTGACTTATTCATATAACATATTGTTTTAATGTTCAAAACCCAAACAGACGAGAGATTGCATCTCTGGTTTGAATTTAGAAAAAATCTAGAGGTCAGTCAAGATCCGTTACAGGATGTGGTTGACTTTTGGGAACAAGCCCCACGCATTCCCCACAATCATCTAATCGATCCGTACTTTGATCGCGAATGGCCAACACCCTGGGAAATAATAGAGCGCAACAAATACGATGATTTTACCTTAAGCCTCATGATTGGTTGGTCATTATTAATGACCGATCGATTCAAAACAACTCCTCTAGAAATTAAAATGCTCATTGACGACGGGTCAAAAAGAGCGTATAATGTTTTATGCGTAGATAATAAATGGGCATTAAATTTCCAAGATCACGAGGTTGTACCAATTAATTCTATACCGAGTTTATACAGGGTAGAAAATGTTGTACCTCTAAAAAGGCCAAGGTAAATATCAGTTCCAGCAAAAAGAATAATCGTCCGAGGCCGTGCCTTTGGCAAAATAATAATTAAAAATATAGGTGAAGCATGATTACAGTTGTTAAACGAAGTGGGGAAAGAGTTCCACTAGATATTAGCAAAATACAGAGACAGGTAGCACACGACTGTAAGGGCATAGATGGAGTAAGTCCGTCAATGATCGAAATCAAAGCCCAGATCGAATTACACGACGGCATGACTACTGAAACAATCGATGAGCTATTGTTAAAGGCAATGGTTGACTTAATCGACGAAGCAGAAAATCCAGAAATAAACAACACAAACTATCAATACGTAGCTGGGCGACAAAAGGTGTCTATGTTACGGAAAGAAGTGTATGGATCTTACACCCCTCCACGTTTATACAACATAGTTAAGAAAAATGTGGACGCCGGTATGTACACTACCGAGCTTTTAAATTGGTATACTGAAGAAGAATGGAACATTATAGATCTATTCATTGATCATGCTAAAGATGAAGAGTATACCTATGCGGCTATTGCACAGCTAGCAGAAAAATATCTAGTGCAAAATCGTGCCACCGGACGAATTTACGAAACACCTCAAGTACGTTACGCAGTTGCCGCGGCAACAGCCTTCCATAACGAACCTAATGATAAGAGATTAAAATATGTTAAAGAATACTACGAGTGTGCAAGTGCTGGACACTTTACACTTGCAACACCGGTGCTTGCTGGCCTGGGTACTACCACTAAACAGTTTTCTAGTTGCGTACTCATTAGCTCAGATGACACTCTTGACTCAATATTTGCCGCCGGGGAGATGATGGCAAAATATGCTAGCAAACGTGCTGGCATAGGATTAGAGATTGGACGCATCCGCCCACTCGGCGCCCCTATACGAAATGGAGAAATCAAACATACAGGTATGATTCCATTCTTAAAGAAATGGTTCGCCGACCTGCGTAGTTGCAGTCAAGGCGGAATCCGTAATGCAAGCTGTACAGTTACTTTTCCCGTCTGGCATTATCAATTCGAAGACCTTATTGTACTAAAGAATAATCAAGGTACTGAGGAAACTCGTGTGCGTCAAATGGATTATAGTGTAGTAGTTAATAAGATGTTTTGGAATCGTTATCGTAACGGTGAAACAATGTCACTGTTTGATCCAGCAGAAGTTCCAGACCTCTACGAAGCATACTACAGAGACAGCAAAGAGTTTGAAACGTTATATTTAAAATATGAACAAGATAAGACAAAGAAAAAGAAAGTCGTATCTGCAGATGAGATATTCAAGAATGGTATCCTTAAAGAACGCACTGACACAGGTAGGATATACCTCGTTAACATTGACAACGTTATTAACCAAGGCCCGTTTGATACCCGTCTTGATCCGATATATCAAAGCAACCTCTGCCAAGAAATCTTATTGCCGACGAAGCCATTCCAAAGAATTGAAGACCCTGAAGGCCGGATTGCTCTTTGCACTCTTGGGTCAATAAATTGGGGCGCATTCCGTAACCCACAAGAGATGCGCAAAGCGTGTCGTGTGTTAGTGCGTAGCCTAAGCAATCTATTACAGTATCAAGACTTCTTGAGTATTCAAAGTAAACTTGCCAATACAGATTTTGAACCTCTAGGTGTTGGCATAACTAACCTAGCTTATTGGCATGCCCGCAAAGGTTACAAGTACGGGGAAGCTGATGCATTAGCAGAAGTTAAAAGATGGATGGAACATCAAGCGTATTTCTTAACTGAAATGAGTGTCGAGCTTGCCCAAGAAAAAGGGCCATGCGGACGTAGTCAGTACACTTATTATGGTAAAGGTGTATTTCCGTGGGAACGCCGTGCTATAGGATCAAACGAACTAACTGACTTTACTCCTAGTGGTAATTTAGATTGGGAAGGGTTACGTGCTAAACTTTTACAATACGGAATACGCAACGCTACATTGATGGCTGTTGCACCAGTTGAATCTAGCTCAGTAGTTTTAAACAGTACAAACGGTATTGAAATGCCAATGGAACTTATTAGTGTGAAAGAATCTAAAGCAGGATCCTTTGTACAGGTTGTACCGGAATATCATAGATTAAAAAACAAATATCAAATGATGTGGGATCAAACGGACTGTGTTGCATACTTAAAAACATCTGCGGTATTAGCGGTGTATATTGATCAGAGCTTATCCACAAATACATTTTACAATCCAGCACATTTTTCAGGAGGCAAGGTTCCTGGAACTTTAATTGCTAAAAATTTAATGTTAGCCTATAAGTGGGGTTTAAAAACTGTATACTACAGTTTAATTAACAAGGTTGGTGCAAAATTAAGTGTAACTGCAACTCAATCTATTCCAATCCTGCATGGCGAACCTATAACTATATACACAGACGAAGAAGACTGCGAGGCATGTAAATTATGAGTAAAGCACAATACAATTTAACAAAACAAACAAATTACCTCAAACGTAAGATGTTTCTAGATCCAGAAGGTCCAGTAACAGTACAACGCTTTGAAGAAGTTAAGTATCCAAAGATTGCTAAGTTTGAAGAACTTGCACGTGGCTTCTTCTGGGTACCGGAAGAGATTAGTCTTACTAAAGATAAGATGGATCACAAGGATTCAAGCGATGCTGTTAAACACATCTTTACTAGTAACTTGCTTAGACAAACTGCATTAGATTCAATCCAAGGCCGAGCACCCAATCAAGTGTTTAGTCCAGTTATTAGTATTCCAGAACTTGAAGCCCTAGTAAGCAATTGGAGCTTCTTCGAAACTAACATTCATAGTAAGTCATACAGTCATATTATTCGTAATGTGTATGGTGTGCCTAAAGAAGAATTCAACAAGATTCACGACACTAAAGAAATTGTAGAGATGGCCGCTAATATTGGTCAGTATTACGAAGACCTTCATGTACTAAATTGTAAAAAAGAATTAGATATTGAAGTACCACTACACGAACACAAAAAAGCAATTTGGTTGGCATTACATGCGAGCTATGCGCTTGAGGCCCTCCGGTTTATGGTATCATTTGCTACTAGTTTAGCAATGGTTGAAAATAAAATCTATATCGGTAACGGCAATATTATTAGTTTAATCCTACAAGATGAAATCCTACACGCAGATTGGACAGCTTGGTTGATTAATAACGTAACCAAAGACGATCCAGATTTTCTATCTATCGAAGAAGAATGCAAAGAAGAAGTATATGCAATGTACTTAGATGTTATACGTGAAGAAAAAGAATGGGCAGACTACTTGTTTATCAAAGGACCAGTAATTGGTCTTAATGCTACTATTCTAAAAGACTTTGTTGATCATACAGCATTTATTCGTCTTAAAGAAATTGGTATTAAGTATGCCGAAGAACATCCACGTAGTAGTCCAATCCCGTGGTTTAATAAACATGTGAATATTAATAAAAAACAATCAGCACTACAAGAAACCGAATCAACAAATTACGTTATTGGTGTTATGAGTGATAGTGTGTTGTACGACGAATTACCAGAACTATAAGGAAACAAAATGAAAGCAACTGTATGGTCAAAATACAACTGCCCTTATTGCGATCAAGCAAAGGCATTGTTAACACAGCGAGGTATCTCATTTGAAGAGAAAAAGATTGGAGACGGATACACTAAAGAGGATTTATTAGAGGCAGTTCCAACTGCTAGAACCGTCCCTCAAGTATTTTTAGATGAAGAATTAATTGGTGGATTTAATGAACTCAAAAGACACCTTAATTCTTAATGCTCCTGATACAGTAGATGAAAATACTGTAACTATCAACAGCGGACCGTATATTATTGATAATACTACTGCTATCGGAGGCTATTATTCAACAGCTTCCATGAACTATGGAAATATTACTATCAGCAATGGTGGCTCATCAGCTTCTCCGTGGAGTAGCGGTTATTCAAATATAACAACGTCTGGAAGTCAGTCTAGCTTACACGTAACAGGTGATGCCGAGTTTGAAAGCGACATTAAAATAAAAGGTGTTAGCATAGTCAAGACCTTGAATGAAATTAATAAACGTCTTGCAATACTTGTACCAGATCCCGAAAAATTAGAACATTTTGAAGCACTTAAAAAAGCATACGATCACTACAAAACTCTAGAAGCCCTTTGTCAATTACCTACGAAAGAAGAAGATTAAATGAATGTTAAACTTGTATCATACAGTCAGCCCACCGACGAATTTAGATCTAATGGTGTCGGAGACGCTCAGGAACTCATTGCGTATTGCGCCCGTGTCAGCAATCCCGCCAATCAGTACAACATGGAGACGGCAGACAAACTCATCAGATACTTGGTCAAACACCAACACTGGAGTCCTCTTGAAATGGTCTCAGCCTGTCTCGAAATTACTACAACTAGAGACATTGCCAGACAAATCTTGCGACACAGAAGTTTTAGTTTCCAAGAATTTTCTCAACGCTATGCTGACCCAACGAAAGATCTCAATTTCGTTACAAGAGAAGCAAGACTGCAAGACACTAGCAATAGACAAAACAGCGTCACCGTGGATGATCAATTGTTACAAAATGAATGGTACCGTGCTCAACAACGAGTTATCTATGCGGCCAAGCGAGAATACGAATGGGCTATCGCTAACGGTATAGCTAAAGAACAAGCCCGTGCTGTACTACCAGAAGGTCTTACAGAAAGTCGTTTATATATGAATGGTACACTTCGCAGTTGGGTACATTTTATTGAACTTCGTACAGGCAATGGAACACAAAAAGAACACATGGAAATTGCTCGTGAATGTGCTTGTGCCATCCACGCAATATTTCCGATGGTGGAAGAATATGTCCAACCTATTGAAGGGTCGTGATAGTTACGACTCGACTAGTACAGGAGCATTAATTCCGTTTCTTAATCGAAACGTTACTCCTTATGCTACAGAAGCAGGAAGTGTAAAGTTTGATTTAGTCCCTGTTACTAAACAGAAAGACTTAATGATCAATCATGCTAGGATGTATGCCCAGCAAGAGTACGATCGTATTATAGAATTAGTTGCTGTGCTGGAAAAGCAGGCACAACAAATTAAACGCAGACTTGAAGTTACTGATGCAGTTCATGGTGCTGTTTATCAGTTCCAGCCAGTGATGGGGAATAAGTATTGGTTAGTATGGGACAAGCGAAAGCAACATACCTTACTAACACAGAATGGACCTAATGATTGGTCAAGTAGTGCTCCGGAAGACTATGAGTATATGGCAAATGTTAAGTATATGGGCGACCATACTTGGTTAGAATTAAACGAAAAGGAATGATATGTTATTAAATTTAAAGAAAGATTTCTCCAATGGGGATGTAGTAAGTATTAAGCTGATCAACGGTGATGAAATTATTGCCCGTTTTGAATCAGAGGATACGGATACGATTACAATTAGTCGCCCATTGGCACTAACTATGAGCGGACAGGGATTGGGTATGATTCCGTGGGTATTTTTAGGCAAAGAAGACTCTATTACAATACGTAAGAAAAACACGTTTTTTGTGGTGGCTAGCAAGGGCGAAGCCGCAAAGCAGTATACTGAAGGAACCACCGGGATTGCGTTAGGTTAAATAATAGTATGACACATATAACAATACCTGCTAGTATATCAATTGATTTAAATGCCCCATTTTCACAACAGGGAATTTATAATATTATTCGATCGGCATATACTCCAGTTCCTGGATATAGCATAGTTGGTATTGATATTCCTCTCCTAAACATTGCTTGCAAAGAGTTTGGAGTAATAGACCCGATAAATGAACTTAAAAATGCGGCCATAAAAGTGTATGACCTTATGGTAAGATATTACATAGAGCCGGTATGGTATGCATTAAAAGCATTATACGATGTTCTTAAAAGTTTGGGGCTAGGATTATTAAACATTGATATTCCGGTCTTTAATTTAAAAATTGAAGATTTATTCGACACTAATTTAGGCCAGCGAGTAAAAGAAGCCGTTTTAGATTTATATTATAATGCAAAACAGCAGTTAATTGATTTACTAGATTTGTTAGGTATTACTTGGCCTCCGTTTGCTGGGTTTAGTTCAGCTGAACTTGAGATAGAATATATTGTTGATTCTATACGACATAGCCTATGGGGATATTTAATTAGAGCAATCAAACAGATCTGGGGCTTAATTGCTACAGGATTAAAATTGTGGGAAGCGATCAACAATCAAGGAATTCCTACCTGGAGCAAAATATGGGACGAGACGCTTGAAACTATAATATTTCAAGTTGCTAATTATCTTACCAATATCCCCACTATTAAACAAATTTATCAGGCTATCTTAGAATATGCAAGACTAGTATATAATAAATTCGAAGTAACGTACCAAGAAATCATGGATGCGATGTCAGGATTTACATTTCCAATATTTGGAAAACCATTTGATTGGAACTTGCCGTGGAATCCCAATGTTAATTTTCCCGAATTAGACTTTAGCAAAATGATGACATCAATTTTAGTTTGGATGAAGAACTTTCTGTTTAACATTATTAATCAATTTAATAATGCTGTAGTTGCAGTATTTCAATTTTTTGGTATTAGTTTTGCTGGCCTAGCGGTAATTACGATACCTGTTACATTTTGCGCAATTCCGAACGAACCAACCGAAACAAACGTGTAAATAACATTATCCGTTAAGCGTACCTGCGTAGCAAGTTCAGATTAGTATCAGGCGAGGATAGATCTTGACGGGCTCGTCAACTGATAGTATAATGTAAGTTATTGCTGTATGAAGCAAAGAGAAAAGTGTTCTGGACGCGGGTTCGACTCCCGCCAGGTCCACCAAAAGGATATTTATGAAGTACACCGCATTGTGCCCAAATTGTTTTATTAGATTTAGTTGGGTACCAGGCAAAGGGTTAACAAAACATAAGTGTTTTTCTGATGGGCCTGCCATGGTTTCGACAGGGCAACAAGTAAATGAGTGGACAGCTCGGGAAAGCAGAACCCGTAGGATTGGGGTAACTCGGTCGTAGAAGCACAACACGTAAACGCAAACGACGAACAGTTCGCATTGGCCGCCTAACAGCCGCCTAGGGTAGGAAATACCTCGTAACAGAAACTCCAGAAAGCACCTTCGGGTGCTTTTCTTTTGAATACTTGTAAACTTTCTGTTGGGCTATGGCGTTATATATGTATATGCTAATAGGAGGCATTATGTATGAAACTGCTACACGCAATAGTTCTTGTGAGTCTAGCACTGACAAGTGGGATAAGCCAAGCAAATCCGAACCATTGGAATCATCATGGCTATCACAATCGATCAAATTGGGTTGCCCCTTTTGTGATCGGAGGCGTAGTGGGTTATGTAATCACCAGGCCCCAAACAGTAGTAATACAAAATCCGCCTAACATATATTATCCACAACCTGCACCATTGGGTTATCATTACGAAAACATTCTTGATGCTAACTGCCAATGTTACAGACTTGTACTTGTTTCAAACTAACCTTAAAGGACATATCATGAAACTAATCGCATCTTTAATCGCAACAATGTTTGCCGCTACCGTATTTGCGGCTGAGCCAGCTAAGGCTCCTGCAACTCCAGCTTCAGCACCAGCTAAGGCAGAAGTTAAGAAGGACGAGAAAAAGCCTGCAAAAAGTGAGCCTGCTAAGAAAGACGCACCTAAAGCAGACGCAAAAGCCGCAACTCCAGCGAAGTAATTTTGATTTAGACGATAGTGACCTCATAATAGACGATGAGGTTACTTTTGGCCGTAATCGAAAAGCTGGCGAGTTTGGTAAGATAGTAGATGAAGATTCAGCACTATCGGATCATGTAAAATTTAGATTATGGCTAGCTAGGCAGTTGGCATTAATGAAGTATAGAGAAGTCCATGGTTAAGTCCGTGGACTTTTTTTTGGAAAATCGTTATAGATTTTTTCAATAAGCGTTATTAAAATAATTATTGTAAAAACCTATTAAATAGGTTGATTTTATTATTAAATACTATTACAATAACATATCAGTGTAAACACTGAAGAGTTAGTTTTCAACACACACAAGGAGAAGATATGAAAACAGTTGGTGATAAATTAGAAAAATTCGTAGTAACAGGAGTTAAGCCAGGACAACCAGAAGATGCGTTCTTCGATATTACAGATGAGTCATTTGCTGGCAAGTGGAAAGTAATTGTTTACTATCCAAAGGACTTTACATTTGTTTGTCCTACAGAAATTGTAGCCTATGACAAGCTAACAGGCGATTTTGCTGACCGTGACGCAGTATTGCTCACAGGTAGCACAGACAACGAGTTCTGTAAAGTTAGCTGGCAAAATGCTCATGCTGATTTGAAGAAAATCACACACAACCAATTTGCTGACACACAGCGATGGAATGACGATACAATGGAAGATCTAAGCCTGATTAATCAGCTTGGTGTGTTCTATGCTCCAGCAGGTGCCGCACTTCGCGCAACATTCATCGTTGACCCAGATAACGTTATCCAACACGTGACTGTCAACAACTTGAACGTTGGTCGTAGCCCAGAAGAAACACTTCGTGTGTTGGATGCGCTACAAACCGGCGAGCTATGTGCTTGTAACCGTACAGTAGGCGGAGAGACACTATAATGGCATTCAACGACACTATCAAAAGTGCGTTGCCAGACTACGCAAAGGACACTAAGTTGAACTTGGACGCTGTCCTTTTGCGTAGCACATTGGATGCAG